GTGCAAATACAATGACTTAGCTGCCTGTGGATAACTTTTTGCCCTTTTTCTTCCTGTTTGCCTGTTTTTTAGGCATATCGTTGTTAACCGAAATCTGGTTGATTTCGGTCGCGCGTGCGCGTAATCCATCACTTGTGTCTTCTGTGTGTTCTACCACATCAACGTGCTTCAACTGAGCCGCCTTATTCACTTGCTGCAATAGGTCGAGGTAAGACCCACCAGCCTCATGCGTTACATCAACCTGCTGCTTGTCTCCGTAAACTTTCGGCAACAACCTAGCCGCAGTCCACTTGAAGTTGTCTGACACAAGCCTAGCCGCTTGCGGATCAATCTCACCATTCAGGACGCGCCTGTTTATCTCATCCAACTGATCCGCATAAATCATCCCGCGAGACGCAAGCGCGTTCATGTACTTGCGCTCAAAATCCTTGTCGTTGTGTATCTTGTTCCAAGTCGTACCCCAAGCTGGCATGTCCTTGTCCTTGCACACTGACTGACCAGCTCTACCCGCTGTCACGCGAGATAGGAACTCAACCCAAACATCATCAGGTAACCTAGCTGACATCGTCGTAATCCTCATCGTCGAAATCTACGGTCAAAACGTAACTGGTCTTCTCATCAATCAACAGCAACGCCTCACCGCAATTGCCGCAAACTATCGACTGCATCTGCTCAAACACTTTAGCGCGTGTCTCTTTCAGGCAGTAGTCGCACGTCACTGGCTCCTCGAAGAACCAGACCCAATGCTTCTTGAACTTTAGCACCTCACCCATCGTGATCCACCAGCTCACCGGCACAAGCCAGATACCCACAACCATCAACGTAGTTGTCCTGATGGTATGGATTGCCCTTCAGCCGCGCTATCTTGAGCAGCGTCATCATTATGCCCACGTCTATTGGCGTAACATCGTGACCTAAATGATTTGACCAATACTTCGCAATCGTTATGAAGTTGTCTTCCATATTGCCGTGATCCGCCGCCCTGTCTTTGGTCACATATTCCTTCGCCGTGTCTAAAACTTCAGCCCTTTTCATTATCCCTGTCCATTTCGTTAATCGTTAGGTTGCACACCAAGCACTCACGCTTGGTAATCATTTGTTCGTTCACCAGCTTTGTCATCAGGCTTCGGCACTTCGGGCATCTATCCTGATCGAGCATACGCTGCCAGCTACCATCCCCCGCCTGAATCATTATTCCTCCCCTTGCTAAACGGCACCTCAACGCTTGCTATAGGCTCGTAGCCACGCATAAGCTCCTTTGGCCATATATCTACCCTGACGCCATTACCGACGCGCTGTACGTTCACCGTGAGCGTCCTAACGTCAACCCAAGTGGATGTGCCGAGAAGCATGTATTCCCGATCCTTCAGCACATCGTCACGCTCGTTGTCGATATCTTCCATCCGAACCCCATTCAAAACGGTATCTCGTCGTCTAGGTTAGCCGGAACTGGCTTAACGCTCTGAACCTCGGCACCAGCAAACGCGTTCTTTATAGCATTAACCACAGGCGCATCTTTGTTCAACCCCTCAATGATACGCCCTATCTCATCAGCAGAATACACGACCATCTCACGATTGTCGCGCTTAACCTTACCCGCCTCATACCCTGTCGCGGTAATCGCCAGCACCCTACCATCAGGCATCCTGCCCTCGATGTAGTCACCGCTGAGAGGCTTCGCGCCAACAGCTATTGCCGCCTGCTCTAACGCCGCCACACCACGCAACGTCACCTCAACCTCATGCTCAATCGACGGATCGCATTTATCTATCGCCGCATTGAGCCTGTCCATCTGCTGCTCAAACCTGTCACGCAGGTCACCGCCAACCACCCACACCAGACGGTCGACACCCCATCGCCCCTCAACCTCCGACACAACATCATCATACTTGTGCAACGCATCCTGCATCCGCCGCATTGCCCCTTGCGTAGGTTGATAGTAAACCTTGCTAGGTTTTGGCCTCGGCCTCGTTGTCTTTTTAGCTACCATCATTTTTTCCCTTCGTTCGTGTCGTTCGTACTATCGTATTCGTATCCCCTTAGGGTGGATACGATACGAACGATATCGTACCAATTCGTCATACGATATCGTACGAACACTAAATCCCATACGACTATTCCGCCAAGTTACTGTTAATCCAGCACTTATTGTCGTCTATAACCACCAGCCCCTTGGCCTGAAGCCCTCTCCGCGCCTGATACCTCTGATCTGCCGTCGAATCAGGCGTATTTCGCTCATGTTTCGCCTTCCAATCGTCGTAATGAACCTGCTTTTCATTGCGGTCTATGAGTAGGTTTTGCAGCGCCATAAACGCTATTTCCTGTGCGCCTTTCGACGGCCTGACCTTCTTTGCCTTCTTCTGTACGTCGCCAGAGACACGTTCCAGCACGACGGACGTGCCGGATATCATAGCCACCTCGGTCATACGAAACGCCTGATCGTCTACCGGAGTTGCGTCCTTTTGCTTTTCCACACGGATCGTCACATATTCCTCATCCTTTGTGACGACCAGCGACGTATCGACGGCCCCAAGCAAGGCTGACGACCCGCGCATACCGTTTGCCACATTCTTGCCTGAGTGGTGAACGCCGACAAACGCACACTTGCAATGCGACTTAATACTGTCGGCGGCAGCCACCCATAAGCCCATTTCTTGGCTGCTATTCTCATCTGCGCCTACTAATGACCTCGCGACTGTGTCACAAAAGGCAATCGACCAGCCCGACCCAGCCTTATCAATAGACCGCATCAGCTTCTCGACTTCTGACTGATCCCTGAAGTTCACCGCGATTGGCAGGACGTGCAAGTTGTCGTTAGTGCGTATGCCCTTATGCTGTTCCCACGCTGACAGCCTTTTCCCGATACCTGCCAAACCTTCGCCAACGATATACAGCACCTTACCCATCTTGGTCGGCATACCCTGCCACTCAACGCCGTTTGCGATAGACAGCGCCATATCCAGCGCGATAAACGACTTACCAGCCCCCGGTGCGCCGTAAAGCACGGTCAAACCATTCTCGGTTATGATTCCGTCGTCACCCTCACCGATAGCCCAATCAATCGGCGGCATATTACGGATGTAGTCAGCGCCGACAAATTCAAAGTAGTCTAGGCCGTCACCCTCCACCTCAACCGCCTCAGCCTCAACCGCCGGAGCCTCAGCCACCGTAGGCGCAGCCTTCACCGCTGCCGTCAAATCCTCCAGCCCCTTGCCGCTGTCCAGCCAGTCCACGATATCGCCCTTCGGCGGCAGGCCGTCCAGCTCCACCCGCTTTATGCGGCCAGCAACGCCAAACAGATTGCCGATCACTATGTCGGCATGTTCACGCCCTGCGTCGTCATTGTCAGCAAGCACCACGACATTGCGTCCGGCAAAATACTGGTTAAGCACCGGCTGCCACTTCTTTGCCCCGCCGTGAGAGGTCGTGGCGACCAGCCCCAGCTTGGATAGCCGCTGCGCCGCCTTCTCGCCTTCCACAATAAATATGGGCGCGTCTGGGTTGGTTATCATATGATGGAGATTGTACGGTAGCGCCTCAACGCCATCCATATTGAACAGCCAACCGCCCTTGCCGTCTGGCCGGCACTGCCTGAACGTCTTAGGCTCAAACCGCCTGACCTGATACCGCACCTCGCCCTGATCGTCGATGTAGTCGTAGACCGCTGACATAAACCGCGCTGGCTGTAGCGACTGCTGCGCCTGACGCTGTATGCCGAACTTGCGCTCTAATATCTCGGGGATGTTGCTTGAGATTGTGGCGCCCTCGTTCATCCGCACCAAGTCCACGCAGCCCCCGCCCTCGTTTGTCTCAAAGTCAAACCAAGTGCCTTTACCCAGATGCACCTCTCGTGATCCTCTGTTGCCAAAACGCAGCGTCCGGCCTTTCTGCGACAGCTTCATATTGGGTTCACCCCAATAGTGCCTCGCTATTTGCTCAATGTGAGCCGATATATTTGTCATAACTAAAACCCTTTCCTGCCCCTTTGTCCCTTTGCTGAAGCGGCCACGGCGGTTAGGGAAAGGGAGGGAAACCCTAACCGCCGTGACCTACTGCGCTAGAACAGGTCGCTGCCCGCTGGCGGAGCCGCCGAGGTGGCAACGGCTTCCATCACAGGCGCTGACACTGTCGGCGCAGGTTCTTGCGGCGCTTGTGCGCCGTCTAGGGTGGCCGGACGGTCAACCCAGCCGGAGATAACCATCACCGGCTTCTTGAAGGTCAGCTCACCGTTAGGCGTGTTGACCTTGTAACGCTCAGAGCCGGTAAACTCTATCACCGGCACCTTGCCCGCATTGTCGGCCTTCTGAGCCTCGTAAAGGTTATGTAGGTCGTTGAACGGCACAGTCATAGTCTTTGCGCCACTGGACAACTCACGCAGCCCCAGCTCCTTATTGCATAGCTTGACCTGAAAGCCTTGATTGTGGTCAGGGCTTGGACGTGCCGGCATTGGCTCACCAATGTTGACCAGATGAAAGTCTGGCGCGCCACCAACAAAGCCCAGCCAGCCGACCTTGATATTTTCCAAATCCATCGCAACCTTGACCGGATACTCCAGCTCGGATTCATCCTTGACCCAAGTGCCGTTTTCATCTTGGTGACGATCCACCTTAATGATGTAACCACCACGCGTGTCGTACTTCAAAATCGGCACGATTGTTGAACCGTCGCCGCTATTCTCATTTACAAAACCTAAAGCCATTTTACGTTTCCTTTTCCGTTTTCAGCTTTTTCAAAATTGGCTCACAACCGTGAACCCACTAATCGGGTAATAGGCACAGACGTCACGATCTTGCGGATCGTTTCGGTCTGACCTGCCACCCATCTTGACCTCGAACTCACTGGCAAAATTTATTCGCACCAATGCGTCGCGGTAAAGAACGATAAGATACGACGGCAATCCGGTGCAAGCGGAAATGTCATGCGCCCTGATAACCTTGTGCAGGTTAATCATCGCCGTCGGGTACTTATTCATCTCAAATGTGCGTGCCTTTATCTCGGCAAAAGCCACAATCTTTTCTTCAAAATCGTC